CATAAGACTGGCTTTTAAAATGGGAGGGTTTATAAACCCTCCCATTTTAAAAGCCAGTCTTATGACAGGCCTCCGATTACGTATAAGCCCTGTGCATTCCAAACAAGCAGAGCAAACTGCTGATAGAGTTCCAAGAACCACTGAGGCGGGGTAGGGCGTGGGTCTTCGTACTGCTTGGTTTTAACTTCACCGTAAGTGATGAATTCACCAACATTCTGCCCCAGGACAAGAACTTTGTCCGTAGGCAACATAGCAGTATTAGATTCCAGATTATCATACACCTGATCCAATACGATCAAAGGTGCACCATAATAACGACCTAACATACCTCTCTGAACCACTTCCTCTAACTGGGAGTCAACACCCACAACAGTTGCGGAAGTAGCGCCATCATTCCAAAATGCACCAAATTTGGTGATCGGAGTCATGGCAACTCTCGTACCAACCACAGCTTTCACACCAGGAGTAGTCTGATTAATACGATCAATAGCATCTTCTAGTACAGTAGCAGTAATAGCGCCACCAACAGAAGTAAAGTTACTAGGAGTATTAACTGCTGTCCAGACCGTAGTCAAAGCAGTAAAGACCTTATTGTAATAGAAGTCTCGTAGCTTTGCCAACATTTCTCCACGAATCTCATCAACCGTACCAATTTCACCAGCTTCCATTTCCCACTCATTCCAGGTGACTTTCACGTCAGCACCGTCCAGCATGTAGTTAACACGATCAGTCACGGTGACTTCGTGTGCCATATGGATTGTACCGGGAACTAAAGTATGAACCTGCAAACCTTTGCGGAGTTTCTTGACCAGAGAATCTCCCGGCTTGAGGCTACGAGTATTCAACAGCATTCCAACAAAATCGGTTGTGATATGATTGGGCTGTACATACTCGGTAATCATTTCGGCAAGTTCGTCACGTCTGCTTTTATCAGACATCAACGATGCCATAGCTTCTTTAACTTTCAATTCATCAGCCATTGTATAATCCTCCATTATCCATAGACCCTGATCGTCAGGTCATCATTGCTCGCATTGTAGCGCACAACCTCACCAATAACATTGGATGCACTGGTCTTCACTTTACCAGCATTGGTTGTGTCATCTGCTCTGTTAGCAATCGTAAACGTAGCACCAGGGACTTTCAGGTTCGCACTAGAAATCCAAGCACCGGAGGGGATTGTATAAATACCCTCACCATGCAAAGCTAGATTAGAACCTGACGGAATGGTTCTTCCAACCTGGACACCAGGATGGGTGATATACACATCAGCACTGAATGGTGCATTCTCGGCTTGGTCAAAACCGTAGCGCAAAGCAAAAGAATATGCCGGGTTGGGTTGGTAGATCGGTAAACTGCGATTGTCCTGCTCAAACTTCGTAATGTACTTAGCTCTGGAAGCCTCAGTCGAGTTCACAGGGAGTCTAGCTCCGGGGAGATCGCTCTGGCTACCATAGTCTTTACTCAAAGAATGCGAGGCTAACACTACAAATCGACCCTCTACGATGTTATCCATCGCAACTGCGCCGATTATGATATCGCCAATTTGATTGAGTTCCATAATATTTTTTAAACCTCCAAATTACGTCTTAGCTCTTAAAGCCTTTAAAGCTTTAGCTAAATTCTTAGGATCAGACAAATCATCTTCGTCTTCATTGTTTGTGTTTTTCACATCGGGAATTTTAGGCCCTTTAGTAGACGACACAGCAGTTTTGCTAAATGCTGTAATCTCCTGAATCATGAAATCTAATTCATCTTCAGCAAGTGCTAAAAGGGTTTCCTTTTTCTCGGTAAAATAACTCTCATCTTTAGAAATGCCAGCTTCTACAAATTTAGCTTTAATTGTTTCCAATTTCTCCAAATCTGCTTTTTCTTTTTCAACTGTATCTTTAAAAGTTTTCAGTTCAGTAGTTTCTGCTTGGGCTGTCTCTAAAGAGCTTTGTAACGTTTCTTTTTCTGCCTTCAACTGTGCGAGTTCACTTTCTAACTGCTCAATTTTTAGCTTAAGTTGTTCAATTTCTTCCAAAGTTTCACTCTCCTTATCAGAATTTATGTTTTCAGAAGACATTGCAACAAAAGAAGTTCTGCCCTGGTATGCCGGAAGACCTACAATTGCTAAACCATCTAAGGAAGTTCCTAACAAGTCCTCTGTACCATCGTCTTTTATGGATGCTTCTGTGTAGGATATTTCCCAGGAAACATTAGGAGGATTTCCATTCAAGTACATTTCTTTTAATTTAGCAATATCATCTGGTCTTTCTTTCTTCCATAAAGCGGCTAGGGCTATGATTCTATTAGCCTCTTTTGTTAAATTAGCTATTACACCGATTGGATTTCCAAATGCTTCTTTATGACCAGGAGAAATCTCCTTCTGTGCCATTTTAATAGGTGCATTAATCCCTGTTTTAATTAAATTATCGAACTCTTCTTGAGGGATGCGCTTACTATTAGCATTTGGTAAATCATCTGTAACAACTATTTTAGCCCACTGAAAAAATGGATTTAAACTGATAGCGGAAAACTCCTCCCCCAAATCGGGAGATTCGTCTTCCAAAAATTCGAATTCAGTAGTTAAATAAAATTTGTTATCAGTCATGATAAACCTCAATAACATGGAACAAATATTCCACGAATTATATTCATATATATTATAGTATAAATGGTTAAAAAATGCTAAAAGTTATTCAGGAAATGAATTTAAATATTCAAAAGCACTGAAAATCATGTGCTTATTCTCATTAAACAAGCCAATTGCGATATTACAATTACTACAAAGTAAACCTCTAACTCTACCTGTTTTATGATCATGATCTACTGCCAATGTCTTTTTAAATTCAGATTGGTGTTTCTTGCATATACTACAACACCCGCCTTGTTTTTCAAATAATCGGTTATATTCTTCAACAGTAATTCCATACTTATTGTATCTGTTTTCATAATTTTTAGCATATTCTTTAAGACTTTCTTTATTTTTTTCATAATATTTCTTTTTATATACTTTAAACTTTTCTGGATTATCCTTATAATAATTATTATAATATATTCTAGTCTTATCTATATCTTTATTGCGCCATTTTTTTGAATGTTCTCTGTTACAAATTTTACAGTAAGAATGTAACCCATCCTTATTACCCCTACTCTTATGAAACTCAGACTCTTCTTTATGTTTACCACATATAATACACTTTTTCATTGTATGATTTAACTCATTTACTATTAAATTTTCTAGTTATTTTTCGGTATTTTTCTGTTCTTTTGCGGGAGGTTTTTGGTTATTATTCTGTTGTGGGTTCCCTGGTTGTGGAGAAAACGGCTGTGGAGAGAATTCTGGTAATCCAGAATCTTCCATAATTTTTTGTTCCCCTTCTTTCAATTCCATTTCATCTTCCCAGTTGAATCCAAACAACTCGTCCAAAGTAGTTCTAGAAATATTACCAGTATTATAAAGAGAAACCATTGCTGTAACAAAAGTAGCAAACGCATGCAGATTTACAGGACTGAATTTAACTTTAGGATAGTCTTTAAGTCCATTGCTCAGTGCTGTATCTCTCATAATTGCTTGTGCTATAGGGAGTAATTTACTCTGTATATTCTCTATAGTTTTAGTTGGAGACATTGTAGCAAACTCTGGGTCAGACGTTTGTGTCCTCTCTGTTTCACCAGTAGTTAATATTCTAGGAAATCCTAAACCAAAGAATATATCCTGATTTACTTCTCTATATTTCGCATCATCTAGTAAAGCTTCTACTGGAGGGAATACCCATTCTATATCTAACGTATGATTGCCGAATAACTGGAAAATACGTTCTATATCTCTACCATATGAGTTTCTCCAGGTCATTTGACTTCGGATATTTTCAAAAACACTCTCATCATCCTCTGTAACAGGAAATTCATCATTGCCTAATCTGACTAACATAATAGCACTAATAACTCTAGATGCAATAGAGTAGTCCATCCTACGCAAATTTCTTTTATGTTTAAGCGCCTCAATAGCAGGTAACAAATACTGAGTAGGATACGGAGAATCTGATAATACTTTTCTTCTTACTATCAGATTATTCTCTAGTAAGATTTCTTTCTTACCACTCATTACCTGTAGTACAAACTCTGGGTAATAAGTCAAGAGTTCATTATATAGTGCTATATCTTCATTACCATCTGGGTAAACACCCTTGTTCTGAATAAACATTATTAACTGTTCTGGTAAAATCACGTAATAAGACGGCTCATCAGTTACCATTGTGGAGTTTATCTTTATTGTTTTAGGGTCACGCAACCACATGGAAACTGGTAATGTTAGAGTAGTGTATTTCT